ATATAATAATTCGCCTTCACCTATATCTTGTATAATAGCATCCATTTTTTTCTTTGATAAAGGTGTTTGACGTCGACCTTCTGTAAAAGTTTTATCATCAGATAGAACATTAGGGACACCATCACCAGAGTCTCCTTTTAATATTTTTATTAAAAGGTTAAGTCTTGGATTATCATCTACGACCTGTGCCTTTTTGAGAGGAGAGAACTGTTTTACATTATCATATTTTTGTAATTGTTTAAAGTCACCGTCAGAGGAAACGATCATAACATCTTCTAAATTACCAAACTCTTGGGTTCGTTCTACTAGTGTTCCTATTATATCGTCTGCCTCACACCCTTCTAGATGTATTACTTTATATGGAAAATTTTCTCGTATCTCATCTTTTATTAGATGCATGATGCGGAATGCTTCATTCCAATCAAAGTCAGACTTGTCTCGATTTTTCTTACGATTTGCTTTATACTCAGGATAGTGACCTCTCCTCCAGTTATTCATGCCATCGCAGGCAAGAATCATCTCACCATAATCTTTTTTGAATTTTTGATTATACATTCTTAATGTATTGAGGGTCATGTGCCTAACCATACCCTCATTCAATTCCTTATTAACGATGATACTTGCTAAACAAATACCACTATAATCAACTATTATCATTAATATAATTCCCCTATCTCATTTACTGGTACTAATTTTTCCCAAGCCCAAATTAGGTTATCAACCTTGATATCATAATTATTTTCTAACTCATCTTTATTTTTTATGAGATATTTTATTTTTGAATTAGGCGTATCTAGAGATTGAAATTGAAGGTAGTGAACCGCAGTTAATACTAAATCCATAATATAGCTCCTTTTTTTATTGGATACAACTATTGTATCATACTTTTACATAAAAGTAAAGAACTTTTTTTATTTTATTTTGAAATTATTTTTTAAATTATTGATATGTTTAGAGTGTATCTTACAACCTATGAACTCGTTGTAATAATCATCTCTTAAAAGAACATCAAATGTGAATTGAAGTTTTGCTTCCATATAAGACATTTCACCTTTAGTCTTACATAGATGAAGAATTACTCTTTCAAATCCGTCTTGTCCTGATTCTTCCACGAGTCTTTGTAATACCACGTTTGATCCGTAGTATTCTCGCCAGTCGGATTCAACTCTTGTTTTAACACGTCGAGATCGTCTGCTATTTTTCGGAAGAGTTTTTGGACGCCAGAAATTTTTCTTTCCAATATATTTTTTATTTGTTGACAGTTCTCTGATCTCATATACAAATCCTTGATACTCCTCTGGTGTTTCATTAAATTCTTTATTATTGTAATACCACATAAAAGTATTTATTCTTCATATTCTATCCTATCACTCATGATGACTGGTTCTGCTCTCCTACCACATAATGGACAAAAGTCAGGTGGGTCGTAAGAGTGTACAACAGTACCTATGCCACACTCTTCACAATCTATTTCCCAATCATCCATTTGCTAATGCTGCTTCTTTTTTTTGCATGAACACTTTATCACATAGAGAGTGCCAACTCATACAATATTCTGTGATTGATCGACCACAAGAACATTTTCTTTTTTCGGTCTGCTCAATTATTTCTGATCTATTACAACTACAGATATCATTACTACGCAAACATATACAACTTAATTCAGACATTTACTATTTTCTCCAAAAGTCTATAAGCCAATATTTCTAGTTTGCGATCGTCATCACAATAAAACCATTCTCTGATTTCATCCTGAGAGCGACCGCATCCTATACAATATCCTTCTTCTATAGAACAAACTTTGACACAAGGTGAAGGAACATTAGAAGTCGATTTCACAAGCACCACCAGCACATGCTGCTGCAGCAAGTGTATCGACATCAACATATTTCTTTGCTGTTAGATCGTTCTTCCATTCAATTGGTTTCAGATTCTTTTGAATCTTATTCCACTTGTGTAGAAGATAAGCATCTTTAAGGCAATGTTCTGCTTTAGTTGTATCACCATTTAGATAATTATTTGCAAAGTTTTCAAACCTTCGCACCCAATCTCTTTTCATAGCATTTTCAGAATCATCAAGTGATAAGTCTTCACCAAATCCTTTAGCAGTCATACATGCATCCCATAAATTGCGGAAACACTTGAGTGCATCTACGACCATACCTGATGCAAAGACTGCAGCAGTATCATACTTTTTTACCATTTCTTTTGCAGTAATGACTGCTGTGTTTGGTGCTTGATTATAATCTTTGTCACCAGACATTGATAAAAATGAAATACCTGCAAACGAATACCTATTTTCAAAGACATATTTTTCTACTTCATCCCAGTCATCCACAATAATTGTATTTGACACGTTATGCCGTATTCCTTCATCTGCACAAAGTTCTTCATTTGTGCCTTCGTTGACCCAATACTTTTGTGCTAATTTTACTTTTTCAAGATGCGTGACACCAAGTAAATCATCTTTGAGTATCGATTCTTTATGTGGTATAATAGGAAATGAAACAACAACATCTGTTCCACCCTGAGACCATACTGACTCTTCAACCATCCAAGGGTTTGATTTTTGTATTGCTTGAGTTATTTCAGACTCTTTGTTCATCTGAACATTACGAATGTACATATCAGAATGCTCAGCATGAATACCAGAAGCAGTTTGTAGTAAGACCGAAGCATTACCTGATGGTTTAACACAAGTCGTTCTAGCCGCTGCATTGATTCCAAGTTTTTCTGATAGATCTTTATTAATTTCTTTGACAATCTTTGCTCCTTTTTCTAACACTTTAGGATCAAATAGTATCTTAGGATTATTCATCCATCCTGTTATTGAAACACCAAGTAGTGCTTCTCTATCAAATATTTTTTTAGAAGTTTCATCAAGAAACTTGAAGTCTGTGTACCCTGCTTGTAGAGTACCGAGGATAGATGCTGCTCGGCATGCCTTGTAAAAATCTTCCTCAGTATTGCACATGCCACCATTGATCTCTGTCAGATTACAACCCTGCCATCCAGACTTGTTACCAAGTTTTGGAAACATACCAATCTCAACACATGGATTAGTTGTATGTTCTGTAGATTCAACGAAGACAAATCCTGGCTCCCCAAACTGTTTGACTGATTCCATAATCTTGCCAAATTGCTCGGGTGAAGTTTTATCTCTCACAATCACAGCAGAATTGTTTGATCTGCCACGTTGTGGATTATCCATATACCAACTTCCTGTTTTAGCATTCATCATCTCTTCATCGTCTGGTGAGAAAAGACAAATAGTTGCTGATCGACGAACACCACCAGACAAGACAGCATCTGCTGCATGCATAGTGATATCATATACATCAATCGGTTTTATGTTTGTTGGTTCTTTGGAATCTATTACAATACCTTGGAGTAAATGTTCAATTTTATCAAGTGATCGACGAAGACCATTTGGTCCAGGTGCTTTAAACCCTCCAGAAATTTTTGATCCTTTTGGTCGTATCTGTGATAAATCAAAATATACTCTTCTTCCTTCATACTCTGGATATTTACCACCACCGACAAAGAAAGAAGACATTAAAACATCAAGTGCTGATGCCCATCCCTCTATCGAATCTTCTACGATATAACCTTTTGCTTGTTTTGTTCTTTGTTGTATTTTTGGTAATTTTTTGATATGATGTTTTTGTACAGAAAAACCTGCACCTGCACCACACAATAAAATATAAAATACTTCACCAAAAAATGCTGGTCTGTCAGCATATGATGAAGTACAGTTATACATTCTCATCTGATGTTTTAATAATTGATCACCGCCAAATTGTAAAGCACGTTGAGCACCAAGAACTCTCTGCTCCTTATATGCTGTTCTTGCTTCTTCGAAATATCCTGCTAATTCATTTCCTTTATTTTTATAATATCCTTCGTGCATATCGATAACACGATCTACTGCCTCATCCCATGATTCATATCTGTTCTCGTCATCTTTATATCGGGAGTATGCTTCGTAGAATTTAGTTTCAGATAAAAATTTCCTTGTGTCAACAAGTGCTGTTGCCATATCTTTTACCTCTTATATGTATGATTTCTTTATTAGATTATAACTATTATATATCATTTTACACATTTTGTAAAGCGCAAAATGACTAATATATTTTCAATTAGTTGAAAAATATTTTTCTATCATTTCTAATCTATCATCTGCAGCTGCTAATTTATTTAACTCTTCTATTACTGCTTCAGTGACATCTGAGTGTTCACCAATACCTGCAGGCATTGTTTGATATACCATGATATTTGTTTTATGAACTTCTATTTCACCTTCGGCATGTTTTTTCGCAGCCTGTAAAATTTGATCACCAATTTTCATTTCTCTAATTCCTTTATTCTATTTTCAAGTTCATCAATTTTCTTTGTAACGTATGGATACTTTTTTCTCCATGCGTCTTTCGGTTGTTCAAACCAAGTTAATCCCCATCTCTTAACGAGATAGTCGAGTGTAAGATCGAGTTTAGCATAACACCAAAGTCCTGCTCTTGTTCCTTTGAAGTAAGCAAGGAATGCTGCACCTGCTACAGAACCTCCAATAGCAGTATATATCCATAATGTATCTTCGAACATTCGTTCGATCATTTAATCCTCCTTAATTGTACAGTTGACATAGTTTCCCATACCATGATCTTTTACACCATCAAGAAGTCCAGATCTTAATCCTCTAAATTTATCTTTAATCCTCTGCCATAGAGTCATCTTTCGTATATTACCGTAATGATTAATATAGCACAAACTGCCATGATGCTTATAACCCATAAGAGCAAGAGGAACAGTAGTAACCACGTCATTGTTATTAACAAACCTCCAATGTGTTGTTTTGATACCTCTCACAAAGGAACGTGTTCCGGCTCTTGGAGATCCGAATGTATATAATTCTCTAACTTTTTTGAATTCTTCTATGCGGGAGGTACAAATAGTTGCCATTGCAGCTCCTAAGGAATGTCCACAAATTGTTAATTCGTAGTTGCTCATCAAGTTTATTTTTTTCAATATGTCTTCCCATAATTTATCTAACTCTCCACGGAATCCTGAATGCACCCATCCATCAGTCATTGATTTTTTTGGTAATGCATTTAGATCAGCAAGCACATCTGAAAGTTCACTTGGTTCAGTTCCTCTAAAACAGATTGCCATTTTATTAGTGTCACCATTCCATACTATGTGACACTGTGCGCCATCTACTTCTAGAAAACTATGTCCAGGATATCCTAGTTTTTTATATACTTTTTTTGCTTCTTTCGCGTCTTTATATGCGATGTCTGCCATCTGCGCGTGTTTATTTGCTGTCTCGAGATTCAGTTTCATTTATATTATTCTCCTCAGTTACTGCCTTTTCATAATACACAATAATTTCTGTTTGCTGATTTATATATCTCCTCAAGTCAGCAATATTCAAAGCAAGGTTTTCGTAATCTTTCATACTTAAAACTACAAAAGCGACTTCGCCATATTGTTCTTTGTATTCTTTTAAAAATTGATCTAATGTATCACTTGTAACAACACGAACACGTGTGTCAGTTAGTGAGAGTGGTTTGGGTCTCGCTACTACTGGAACTGTTGTCTTCTCCACCTTGACTACTGTTTTGATCTCCGTTTCTGGAGGTCTCCCCACGCAACCACTCAGGAAGAGGAGACTGACTGCCAATGTTGTTGCCAGTGTCTTCCATGAAACCACGCCATAGTTTTGCTGTAGCGCCATTCATCTTTCCTTCTAATACTGCTGAATCTTTTAATGCCTCAATCACAAGGTTAAGTCGGCTGAACTTACCACGTAATTCGTCACCATATGCTTCTGCCTTTTGTAAATCTTTTTGTAATTTATTATTTAGTTGACCCATTTTTGCAACATCTGCTCGTAATACATCAACACTTGCGTTTGCTGTTTGTACAGCAACTTCAAGTTGTGCATTGTTCTCTCGGAGTGTAGCAATACGTTGTTGAGTGTCATTGTAATACCAGTATGCTCCATATCCAAATATACCAAGCAAACCGAATACAAATAATAAAAGATATATTTTAATCATCGTTCATGAATCTAGAGAATCTTTTCAAGAGTGCTGGTCTTTTCTTTTTTCTTCTATCCAAAACATTTGTTGTAGTAAATCTTGGACCCATATTTTTAGTATCATGTGGAATACCAGCATCTGCAGTAGTAGTCATCTCTTCACTTGCAGCTTTCGCTTTATCCATCTGTGCTTGAGTTGGCGCTCCCTTCGCACCTTTTTTCCTCATGCGTTCTCCACGTTTTCTTTTCATGTTGATATTATACCAGAGACCTTTGCCTTTTTCCTCTAGACTTTCATTTTTTTCTTTAGTTTTCTGTTTCATAGCATTTATGAACTTTCTATAAACTGCAGCAGGTCCAGTTTTTCCCATGACACGAGCACGTTGTTCCATTGCGATTGCTGCTTGTATTTTATGAGCATGTGATTTACCTGAGTTTTTTATTTTTGCGACAGATGCTTTTGCGTCATCAACTGTTGCAAATTTGAGACCATGGATAGTGCCTTTAGGATTTTCATCTGTATACAAATCACTGTGTTTATCTGATCCAGCAGGTTGTCCTTTTTTCCTTGGTATCCTTTTATTGCTCATTTATAAATCTCATTTATAGTAATATAAACTTGTTGATTTGTTTTTAAATGCGTTGCCTCATATATGTCTAATCCAAAAACATCTCCAACAGGATAACAATCATCTTTTATTCTGATCTTATCTTTTGAAAACACCCATTCTTCAAATGTACTATTTAAAATTTTATTTTCTTTCACTTGATAAATTCCAGGAATAAGTTGTTTATCATTAAGAGTGAACCAACTGCTGTTTGCTTCACTTAAAAAATCTAGTGAATCGATGCCAGATTTACTTAAAATATTTGAAAGGTCTTTATCGGTGAGTTTGTAATGTTCTTTTATGAGGAATAACCCAGCCGCGAAAGATCCTAACTTTGACCCTCCTCCTGGGATATTTGATAGTAATCTTTTAAGATTAGCGACAAGACGAATGAATGGTGTGTATGCTGATCTTTTGGCATCATCATCCATTTTTACAGATTTGATGCGTTTACCATTTTCGTCAATCAATCCTTCTTTATATGCATCCCAATCTTTCCAATCAAGGACTAATAATCTAATAAAACGAAAAGTATATGCAAGGTCTGCTGCTCTTTTTACTAATCCCATTATATTTTCCTCAACATTTCTACTACCTTTGAATCCATCACTATCCCTGTATATTGATCGCTTCTAATATATCTTAAAAATATCAAAAATGGTTTTATTACTGGCCAATGGTGTTTGTCAAGTTTTAAATCAAGCATATTTAAACTTGCTTCTATACCAAAAGAATTAAATATCACAATCAAATGATTTAATATTAATCTCTCAGCAAGTTCATCATTTTCAACATAACGATTTACTA